GCCGATGCAGGCTGGGTGTCCGAAATGGGCACGCGCAACGACACAGACACCCCGCAGGTCGGCAAGTACCGCATCGAGGCACACGAGATGTACGCCCAGCCGAAGGTCACGCAGAAGCTGATCGACGACGCTGCTACCGATGTGGAAGCATGGCTGGCCGACAAGGTGGCCGACAAGTTCGCCCGCGTCGAAGGTAACGCCTTCTGGAACGGCAACGGCGTCGGCCAACCGCGCGGCCTGGCTGCGTACCCCACCGCCGCGACCGGCGACGGCTCGCGCGCGTGGGGCACCTTCGAGCACGTACTGACCGGCGCCAATGGTGACTTCCACACCACCAAGGCCGACCCGCTGCAAGACCTGTTGGGCGCGTTCAAGGACCAGTACCTGCAAAACGCATCCTTTGCGATGCGCCGTGAGGTGCGGACCAAAATCCGCAAGCTCAAGGAAGCCACCAGCGACCGCTACCTTTGGGAGCCATCCCTGCAAGCCGGTCAGCCAGACCGCCTTCTGGGCTACCCCGNNCTGTCGCTGGCCTTCGGTGACTTCCGCGAGGCGTACACCATCGTGGACCGCATCGGCGTGCGCACCCTGCGCGACCCCTACACGGCCAAGCCTTATATCCGCTTCTACTCCACGAAGCGCACCGGAGCCGGAGCTTGCTCCTTCGAAGCCGTCAAGTTCCTCAAGTTCGCCGCCGCCTAAGCCAACGGGCCGGGGCAACCCGGCCTGCTCACTTCATTGAAAGGTAACAACCATGTCCGACTTGAAAAACAACATCACGGCGGTTCTCGCCCTGTCTCCCGCTGTGCACTCTGCCACTAAGGCAGACGCATCCATCATCGACCTGCAGGGCGCCGGTTCTGCCACGGTCATCGTGAACACGGGCGCCATCGCCGGTGCTGGTGACTACACCATCAGCCTGCGCCACGGCGATGCGTCCGACCTGTCAGGCGACGCCGCTGCCAGCGGGGACGACCTGCTGGGCGCCTTCCCCGCCACCCTGGCCGCTGACACGTCGTATGCGGTCGGGTACCGAGGCGGAAAGCGCTACGTGCGCGTTGTCATCACCAAGAACAGCGGCACCTCGATTGCCGCTGGCGCGGTGATCGTCAAGGGCCACCTCGCCCTGGCTGGCGCCGTCTGATGCGTGAAGCGCCCTCTTCGGGGGGCGCTTTGCAGATCACAAGGACACCATGATCGTCACCCAAACCACCCCACCGGCCTGCCTGCCGTTGACGCTCACAGAGGCAAAGCTGCACCTGCGCGTTGACGGCACGGACGAGGATGCGCTTATTGCGGCGTTCATCGGCGCGGCCGTGGACACCTGCCAGCAGATCACCGGACGCAGCATCATGGCCCAGGCGTGGAAGCTGACGATTGACGACTTCGCCGACGAAATCGCGCTGCCATGGCCCCAGGTGCAGGCCGTGCAGTCGGTGCAATACAAGGACGCAGACGGCGCCACGCAGACGCTGGCGACATCGGTCTATGAACTGGCTGGCGACAAGGTTTGTCTGGTGCCAGGCCAAGCATGGCCCACCGCGCTCGGTGGATCGGGTTCGGTGTGGATCAACTACACCGCAGGCTACAGCGCGGGCAACGAAGCCGCCCAGCAAGCCGCCGTGCCCTACGGCATCAAGGCCTGGCTGCTGCTGACGGTGGGCACCCTCTACGCCAATCGGGAAAGCGTGCAAACGGGCGTGTCTGTGGCCGCGCTGTCTGAACGCTTCGCTGATTCGCTGCTTGACCGGTTCAAGGTGTACTGATGCAAGCCGGCCAGCTCACGCACCGCGTCACCTTCCAGCAGCCAACGAATGCTGTTGATGACTACGGCCAGCCCGTGCCCGGAAGCTTCGATGATGTGGCTACCGTGTGGGCCGCTATTCGCCCCATGGGCAGCAGTGAGCGCCTTGCGGCATCGCAAATGCAAAGCGGTCAGACGCACGTCATCACGGTGCGTCACAGCACGGCACTGGCCGCAGCAATCGGATCGTGGCGCATCGCGTACGGCGCGCGGAAGTTCGACGTGATCGGCCTGCCGCGAAATATTGACGAAGCCGGCCGCTGGCTGGTGTTTGACTGTGTGGAGCGTATTTGATGGGCATGCGCATCAACATGAACGTCGCGCAGTTCAAAGAGCAATTGCAAGCGACCACGAACGAGCTGCAAAAAGCAACGCGGCCAGCGGCGCAGGCCGGTGCACAGATCATCTATGACGCGGCGCGGCTGAACGCGCCCGTGTCCAAGAGGCCGCACAAGTTTTACGGCACGCACAAGGTCTATGGGCCTTATGCACCGGGCAACCTGCGCGACTCGATCTATCAGGTTTTCAGCAAGACCAATAGCTATAAAGATGTGAGCACGTATCACATCAGTTGGAATGCGGACAAGGCCCCCTACGGTGCGATGGTCGAATTTGGCACCAGCAAATCACCGGCACGCTCATTCATCGGCAAGGCCGTGACAGAGACAAGGACGCAGGTTCGTCAGGCGATCAAAGAGCGGTATTTGCAAGAGGTCAGCAATGGAAGTTGATCTTGTTTCCCTGCTCAAAACGCAGTGTGCGCAGACGTTCCCAGACATTGCACCGCAGGACGTTGCGCCGCCCTACGTCACGTGGCAGAGCCTTGGCGGTGAATCGCGCTACACGCTGGCCAACACGCCCATAGACAAGCGCAACACGCTGATGCAGATCAACGTCTGGACGGCCACCAGAAAAGAAGCGAACACGCTGGCGCGAGCGATTGAAGCGGCGATCACGGCATCACCCGCATTCGTCGCCACGCCGGAAGGCGAGCCGGCATCCGTTCACGAAGAAGACACCGGACTGTACGGCGCGATTCAGCGCTATTCAATTTGGAGCGCCCGCTAGTTCTGGCGCAATGAGCAACTGAGCCGCCTTCGGGCGGCTTTTTTGTGCCCGCAAAGGGCTCCCACCACCGCCCGCAGAGATTGATCGAAGCGGGTTTTTTTGTGCCCTTGCGGGCCTTGAAAGGAAACAAACCATGGCATACAGCTTGCCCGAAGGTTCCAGCCAGCAGTTTTCCAACACGCTGGCCGCAGCCAAGACCATCACCGCGATCACCAACGCCAATCCGGCCGTTGCCACCTGCACCGCGCACGGCTACACGACTGGCGATGAGATCATGCTTTCCAGCGGCTGGGAAGATGCGAACGATTCGGTTTACAAGATCGAATCTGTCGATTCCAACAGCTTCAAGATTCTCGGCCTTGATTCGACCAACACGTCGTTTTTCCCCGCCGGCTCCGGCGGCGGCTCGGCTCAAAAATTGTCCTCATGGACGGCCATCCCGCAAGTGCTGACGATCAGCGCCAGCGGCGGCGACGCGCGTTTTACCGACGTCAACCCGCTGGCAAAGCGCAACGGCATCCGCATCCCGACCGGCTTCAACGCAACGAGCGTCACGCTCTCGCTCGGCTTCGATGCCACCACGCCGGCCTACAAGACCATGGTCGGCATTTCTCGTTCACTGTCCAAAGTGGCATTCAAGCAGGTTCTGTCTGGTGGTTCCGTTCAGTACGGATGGGGCTACCTGACCGTCAGCGAGTTCCCCAAGCTGAACAACAACCAGGTCAACACTGTTGACGCGGCCATGACGTTCCTGGGCCGCACCATGTCCTACGACGCCTAAAGCGTCATCCCGCGCACCGGCCCGGCGCCGTTCGCTTCCTTCGCGGGGAGCGGCGGCGTCGGGCACGGGCGTTTTTAACCCCCCGCGAAAGGAAACAAGAAATGGCAAAGATCGTGCTGGGCAAGCGCCCGAAAAACTTCAAGCGAGCCGTCAGCTTTGACCTGCCCGAAGGCGGCAAGGGCGCCGTAGAGGCAACGTTTGTCTACCGCACTCGTACCGAGTTCGGGGCGTTCGTTGACGAGCTGCTCGAAGGTGCTGGCGTCGCCGCAAAGGGCCAGGGCGACGAAGACGTGAAGCTGTCGCTGAAAGAGGCGCTCGAAAAGACGGTGGACACCAATGCCGAGTACCTGATGAAAGTCATGGAAGACTGGAATCTGGACGTCGAATTCAGCAAGGACGCCGTACAGCAGATGTGCAACGAATACCCCGGCGCTGCGCTGGCGCTGATTGACGCCTACCGGCTGGCGATCACCGAGGGCCGCTCGGGAAACTAATTGGCGCTGGCGCAGCGTTTTATCAGCGCGGCGCCAGCGACAAGGACAAAGCCAATGTATTCATCGCCGCCATCGTGCGCGAAGGCGGCGATGCTTTGTTTGAAGTCTGGCCCGAAAACGCGCGCGCGTTTGGTTTGTTCTCGCAACTCAAGACGCAGTGGAACGTCGGCTTCGGCGGTTATGTCGGCTTGCGCTATGAGGCCGCCTACCCGCTGCTCGACCGCGAGGCAGACAGCCCGCAAGACTGGCGCGAATTGTTCGACGCGTTGCGCGAGATCGAGTACGGCGCACTGAGTGAGCTGAACAAGGAGGATTGACCTAGTGGCCGATTTGAAGATTCAAGGCGAAGTCGTTGTCGATGCGAGCCAGGCCGAAAGTGCGCTTGATCGCGTCGGCAGCAAAGCCGAATCGATGGCCGCTGGTGTCGGCCAATCTGCCGGACAAGCCGGAAAAGCTGTAGATGGAATTGGCGACAAAGCAGAAACCGGCGCGCAGAAGTTCACACGCGCCGAGGCGCGGATGCGCGATGCCATTCGCAAATCCACGCTGGAGCTGCAGCAGTTCGGCAAAACGGCCAGCGAGAAACTTGAATTCAAGCTTGCAGACAAGGGCCTTGACGCCAGCAAATTTCAGCCCTACCTGGCCGAACTGCGCAAGGTAGAGGCCGCGCACCAGGCGGCGTCGGGCACGCTGGACAACATGGGCATGTCCGCCAAGGCCACGGCGGCGGCTTTGCGTGGTGTGCCGGCGCAGTTCACTGACATCGTGACGGCTCTGCAAGGCGGGCAGCGCCCATTGACCGTGCTGATGCAGCAGGGCGGCCAGCTGAAGGACATGTTTGGCGGTGTTGGTGCTGCCGCGCGCGCGTTGGGTGGTTACGTGCTGGGCCTCATTAACCCGTTCACCATCGCCGCTGCTGCGGTGGGTGCAATTGCGCTTGCCTATAACCAGGGCAGCAAGGAGCATGATGCGTTCGTCAAATCCATCGTCACGACCGGCAACGCCAGCGGCGTGACTGCTGGGCAGCTCGGGCAGTACGCCCGCGCTATTTCGTCCGTGGCCGGAACGCAATCGAAGGCCGCCGAAACACTCGCCGCGTTCGTTGCCGAGGGCGTGCGCGGCGGCGCGATGCTGGAAAAGTACGCGCAAACCGCCATCGAATGGGAAAAGGCCACCGGCCAATCTGTCGCCAAGACGGCCGAGCAATTCGCCAGCTTGCAGAAAGACCCTCTGTCATCCGTGCTCAAACTCAACGAGGGCACGAACTTCCTGACTGAAAGCGTCTACAAGCAAATCAAAGCCCT